TGGGTTCCCAATCGCAACTTCCTCCCTAAACGGCATAGAATACCTCACCCCTCCCTACCTTGGTTCTTGTGATCTGGCCTCGGTCTATGAGAGTATCCACGATCATATCCATTTCTTTCTTGGTCAGGTGATACTGCTGCATTACTCGACTCCTTGGAATTCCAGGGTTCCGTTCGATAACTCCCAGTATTCTGTCGAGTGCTCGCTGAGTAGTTGTACGTCCAGCGTTCGTAATGGCCTCGATTGTGAAGCGTCCCCAATCTTGGACATACTTCGCAGCGGTAGCGATATCGGTATCTGTTGCCTGTATCTTTGCTTCATCAGGTTCACTACGAGAGGCGGCAAGCAGGCACGACATTTTGAGCAGACTACGAGAAAGACGCTCGAACGCTGGCAGAGCAAGCAATTGAATCTGCGACGACTGAGCTTGGTTAACCATCGCCATTTCGATTTCTCCATAACGCTGCCAAGCCTCCTTCGTCAGCTCTACCTCTGTGGTGGCGTTTATTTCAGTCTGCTGCCCCGCGATCGTAATAGGCGCTGTTTTGTAGTAGGCCTCGTATAGATTAACAAGTCGTTCCCTAATTTTATCTCTGCGTTCCCCACTATGCAAGGTAGCAGGTCCGGTGGTACGGATTCGAGAAACATCTGTATCTCCGCTGACGATAAGGAACCTTGGAAGGAAGCCACTAAGGACGTATTCTTCTGACAGTAAGCTGTGAACCTTATCCTTGATCCCCCCAGCAAAGAATATAAAAACAGGATTTGAGATAGTGATGGTGTCTTTCCTAAGACGTCTAGTAAAGAGTGGTGGGACGTCGTAGAGTGCCGTGAGGGTTTCGGGCATTCCGGCAAGATAATCCTTTCGGTTGATAGCGTCAAAGAACCCCGATACCTCGTCTTTGTAGAATACGCTGGTCTTGGAGGGTCGAGTACTAAGACCAGTAAGCAGACCTTCTGCCGAACCGTCCGTAGCTAGAAGAATGTCTCTGTCTATCTCTAGCATCAGGTCCATCGCCATACGCATAGCGGTAGTTTTCCGCGTAAGCGTACTATCGCCTAGAACCAACCCCCACAGGTTGGGGATTAACTCTCCATAGCTTGTCTTCAGTTTGAGGTTCCCTGCTGTAAAGGCGCTAAGGAGGATAAATGCCGAGAGTTCGTGGTAGATGGGTACAGCATCGGTGGCGAGTTCTCCCCACTCTTTGTAATCATCGACGAATGTTCTCGGTAGGCTTTTAATCTCGTCGGCTCCGACGAGTTCAGGCATTGTAAGTGGCTGGAAGCTGCCAACAATTGCGTTAATTCGTTGCTGACCAGCATCAGCTTTAAGTACCTCACGCCAGAGATAGGATATTGGTCTGTTGTCTCTAGCGTACTTGTTGCATCGGGAGTTAAGTGCGAGGGCAAAGGTTTCCTCCGTACTCATGCCCGCTTCGAGGCAGATGTTTATAAGACGCCACAGGAGCTTAGACCAGTCGGCCTGTTCAGGGGGTTCTGTCTCGTAAAGCTGCTTGAAGGGTGTCTTTTGGAGATTCTGCCAGTATTTGTAGATAACCGTATCCGGCTCCGGCAGTTCCTCTGGCTTGGGAACCTGAACTAGTTCCTCTACCTTTTGAGGTAGCTCAGGACTCTCTAGTACGTCAAAAACGGCAGCCGGCAGTAATGCTTCTACTACCCTTTCGAGCTTTATCTCAGGAGCGCCTGGGTACTTGAAGTTTCGAGTTAGCGGGACTCGCAGAAGTTGCGTTAAGTCCCAACCCGATTTATCCGATCCATTGGGAGAATACTTGTAAGCTATTCTCTTTGAGTAGTCCTCAACGATCTTGGGATCTAGCTTCTCGTCGATGCGCCAGATAGCCTGGAATCGTTCAGGACTGGACTCAATGAGGCATTGAGGTATGGGGTTAAGTATGCGGGGATTACACTCGTCTAGGTCAGACCACACAAGATTGGTAGGTAGGCAGTTCTCCTTTTTCCGCTCAGGCTTGCTAAGGAGATTGACGCAGAACCATACGTTCTTCTTGTTACCCTCTACTTCTATGAAGGCGAGGATATCCTTGTACTGCTTAGGCCACTCGAAGAAATGCTGCTTGAAGCTGCGCTTTGGATCTCTCGCAGTAGCCGTCGCAAGACATACGTATCCCTTGTCCTCACCAAAGAGGAATTGAAAGAAGCCTGCTCTTATTGCGGTTCGAGTCTGAGCCAAGTTTTAGTAGTTGACGTGATCTAATATGCGAGGGTCATAGTATACTGGATAACCGTCGGACCTAACGGGCGTTCTTCCTTCGAGTATGTTCTCTAACTGCTCTTCCAGAACTTCTAGGCTTATATCGTCTTTGGCGTAAGCGTCACAAGCCTGCCATATCACGAATTCCTGGGATTCCTCATCTGTCAACTCTCTGTAGGCTTGTGAGTAGAGTATACGGCGGAACGTCCAGTAGCCTACTATTAGAGCGATAATGAATACGGCTGAATAAATGTCCATAATTAGTTGGTGGGGGCAGGCTCAGGGCAGCCGACTCTTTACCTGCCCCCACCTTTATTCCGACCTAACTCCAGATATAGCTTCCAGACTATATCCCTGCCCCACTTAGCCTGAGGCTAGTGTTAAGAGCTGGGTCGGAAACTTACAGGAGCCTACTGTCAACTGGCTCACCACTACCAAGGGGGTGAACGCCCCTAACAGTATTAGACCTCTCGCCAGTGGCAGGGTTCGGATTACCGATAGCTACGATAACCTCGCACTCCCTCCCGCGAAGGTCGTCGAAGTCGATATCGAAGTTGCCACTCATAACATCGTCTTCGTCGTAACCAAGACCAACGAGAGTTCTGACAAGACTACCCTTTAGCTTGTCAGCGTTCTCGTAGTCGGGAGCCGGAATAGGCCAGTTACCGAACACTCGCCTGTTTTCGTACTCAGCGTCAGTAATTCGGAACTGAATAGTGAGCATAGGCGTACCTGCTGGGAGCTTCGCCTGATCCCCACCCCTAGTATTCTTCCATTCGGCACTAAATACCTCAGCAGCGTACCTACCTGCTGGAATAGGATCAAATGCCTTTAGGTCGGCTCCACTAAGGTCGAGTGGTCCAATACCCATTTCCTGATCTAGTTCGCTCATCTTGTTATTCTTCTCCGTTTTCGTCGTTTGGGTCTGCGTCTTCTGCGTCGGTTCCTGTTTGGACTTCCCTTTCGATGGTCGTGCTTTCTTCGACTCTTTCTGTTTCATGACCAGTCTGACCCATTTCTTCTTCCATTAGTCGTTCTCCCTCTCTTGGTGAATCATTTCCCACATACCCGGTATTGTAGGATTCTCTATAACACCTCCTAGGGCCGAAGTTCTATCCTTGGCAACCACACGTCGAGAGCCTGTTACTTGCAGCGTTCTGACAGTGTTATCCTTATCTTGCTTCGTATAGAGGTAGCCCACTATATCCATGAAGCCAGGTATTTCAGAACGTAGCTTTCCAGGCAGGGACGGGAAGTATCTAGTAGCCCCACTCTCCTCTCTAAACTCGGTTGCCAATGCTGTCATAATGGTATTCATGGGTAGGTCACGGAAAGCACGAACTATTCGCCTAACGTGCTCAGCTGACTTACCCCACTCACGCTGCGAAGGTACATCAGGGTCTAGGTCTGGACGCCTGCCTACCAGCTCTAGCATGATGCCACGCATATCGAGCTTCTGTAGCTCGGTTAGTGAGTCAAGCATCACGGTCTTGTAGTATCCGTTGTTAGAAGCGTGAAGCTCGTTGTGGATCTTGACTATCTCTTTCTCGCTTCTGACGGATACTACGTCGATGTTCGGCCTGTTCCTAAGAGTGAGAGTACCACCCTCAATGTCGATCACCAGCATAGGTGACGTATCGGGGTGATCTTCGGCAGTTCCACCCAGGTAGGTTTTTCCCGCACCTGGATCACCGTAGAAAAGTGCGTTAATCCACTTGATAGCCTCAGCCGCGGAGACTACCTCGAAGTTCTTAGCTAACGGACTAGTCTTCTGTACTGTCGCCACGTTCCCCCATTACGTTTATGATTATGACTATAACAAAGAAGAGGATCACGCACAGTATCGCGGTTATGAAACCGACCCAAAAGTCTGGAATAACTATAGTGAGTTCGCTAGTGACCATCTTTCCTCATGTAGTCCCTCGATTCGGTTGCCTTGCCTACAGTTCTGCCTCGGCTCCGCATAACATCTTGGACACGTAACTCCCCAAACGCAATGAGTAGGATCAGGACAGTGGCCACAGTACATACAGTCAAAAGTAGGAATGGGGCTATCGACGGGGCAATCATCGTTATCGCAATACCCGTTCCTAAGTATCCCGTTGCACCTAGTACAAGTGGTGCGTCTTCCTTGACGAACTGTTTTAGGCGCATCCGCTTTCTCCAGTAGCAGCTTGACAGCATCTACGTCTAGTGTCTTCACTCTAGCTTGCCACCTGCCGCGCCGTGGATATATGCGAAGGTCACTCTTAGTGAGTCTTGCTCCGAGAAACCTTCTTCTTTCAGACCTTCGTAAAACGCCTTTGTCATCTTTGCCATATTAGCCATAGCAGCGAGAGCTTCTGCCTCGTCTATAGGATTACCTAGATTGCCCTCGTCTGTCATATGGGCCTCCTAGGAATTGAACCTAGAACCTGCTGATTATGAGTCAGCTGCTCTGCCATTGAGCTAGAGGCCCTATTTAGTTATCTACCAGCATGGAGTATCTTTGTGTAAAGAGGCTCTTTGAACTGGAATGTCTGGGTATCGCAACAACTGTGTTCTTCGAGAATTTCGGTGAACATCAGATTAGCTACTACCTCAATTACAGGATGCCCGAACTCGAAAGTCTGTTCTTCAAGATACTCTCTGAGTCTATCTGTCGCGGTTGAGTTCATAGCCGTCCTTTATGATGTACTCGTAATCTGATCCATCGTCCTTGGCGATACATGGAGCGCGGAAACCGCAATTGATGCAGAGATAGTCACCTGTGGGGTGTGGGTAAACTGCGACATTGGGGTCGAGCATTTCTCTAGCAACAGCCTTAATATGCTCACCCTGATTGTGCAGTTCTGCGGTGTTGCGATAGACCCGGTTTCTGACGATAAACTGTTCATCGCCCTTCTCTACCAAATAGTTGTAGTATGCCTGTGCTTTCGGTGTACCCTCGAACCACGGCACAAGGCCATTGTCCCTGACGTACTTCTCAAACATCTCCGCGGTAGTGCTTTCCTCACTTCTATTGAGAGAGGGTGTAGAATTACTAAGCGGAGTAGGTGGCTTTGGGTACGCCTTCCGCAATGCTTGGTGAATGACGTAGGAGATAGTTGTGTAGGGGAGTCCATATACCTCTGCCTCTACCTGAGAGGCCCACATATAGTTGGTTACCTGTTCATCCTTTTCCAGTGAAGCGAAGTAAGCATCGTCGATCTTCGTCTTACTCTTATGGTCGAAGATGCCGAACTGCTCTGTCTCTAGGTCTTGGATAACTGCGTCCCGTTTACCTCTAGCATGAACCTCGATTCTCTTACCGTAGTTAGGCGATTCCTCCCTACGGTCGATTTCCTCGAAACCTAGAGGAACTGAGAAAGAAGACTCAGAAGCAATGACACGGAAACTGTCATGCTTAGGTGCGTACTCCTTGTAGAAGTTCATCATCCCGATACCAAGTTCCTTGTGAGTAAAGAACTCTTCTTCATCGGGATCGGGGTGTAGATCACGCAATCCCTGGATTCTGTACAACGGTTGCGAATATTCGATAGCCGTCATAGTTGCTACGTCTATGCTTACTCCATTGTCGGCTATCTTCACAGGATTAATGTCATACGTGCGTTCTAGCCAATCTTCTGTTACGACGCCACCCTCCCATTGATACGTGAACCATGTAATAAACGCCTCCACAGGGTCACGCTGTAGGATGGGGTCATAATACATTTCCAAAGCATAGTGAATTCCACTACCAAACCATAGCGGGAAGTTGATGCCGTAGATGTGTACCTTGCGTCTTAGGTTTGTCCTGGTCGGGCTCGACCAATCCCAATACCTGCGACACCGCTTGAACGCGGCTATGTCGGACGCATGGATAGGGATGATATCGTACTTACCCGGAAGTTCCGGCTTAGTTACGATTTCTGGTTCGGCTGCCATATCTACCCTTTCTGTCGTTCTCTGACAGATGGGGGAACGAGAAGCGCCAGTATAGCACAGATCGCTCCCGGTGTCAAGCGGTGTCAGTACCGATAAACCCTTTACCTGACTTTTTGACGGAATACCCTAACGTGTCCAAGGCTGAGATTGCTTTG